TATTTTTGCCATCCATGGGCAAGGTGTAGCTCTATTTATCTTGTATACAGCGTGAGTGTGGGACATACAATCCCAAGGTTGAGCAGCATGAACAGGCATAGGATCAGGCCACTCATCAAAAGGAGTGTCACCTACTAGGGCAGTTATGGGCATCCTTGCCCACATTGCTCCCCCATGCACATTAGGTTCATCGTTCATGTCTGCTTCACATCCTGTAAAAATAACCTGAAAACTCAAACACCTGTTTGGCATCGTGGTAACAGCCACAGCCATAGCATGTAAAAATTCACCGTGATACATCTCATGATTATGTGTATACTCTCTTCTTACCCAACACTTAAAATAAGGTACATTACTTTGTAAATAACTCATGTTTTCTTTTTAGTTTCCTTTTTTGGTTTCTTCCCTTTTCCAAATATATGAGCATCTACTTTGGCAGCTTTACCACCTGTTAAGACACTATTAACTCGTGCCATAGCCCATTGATTTGGTGATGTTCCAGGACGGTGTCCTGTTCTGTACGCAGCTAACCCTTTATTATAAACTCTTGCGAGTTGCCCAGCCGTAACCTTTTTACCCTTTTTTCGGGCGGCCTCTGCTTTTTTTGCTAACGACTTTTTTGTTGCTGCGCTTAATGCCATCACTTTTTCCTTTCGTTGCGGATGCTCTCTTTACCGTCTTTGAAGATTTTGGCGACTTTGGCTTTACCCATAACTTTGGCTCTTTGTTCACCGACGGTGAGGATTTGGATTTTCCTAGCAAAAGGTTTTTTAATTTTTTTAACTTTTGCAACAGTTGCTCTAGCATCTGTTGGAGTAGCGAATTTAATTGGCACAGTATCTTTTGGATTTTCATCTGTATATAATCTCCTACCAGACCCTTTGGGTTTTTTCCCTGTTCCTGTCTTAGGATCTTTTTTTCTTTTTACCATAGTTCTTAAACTTTTTGTTTTTAACTAAAGTGCTCAAAGAACTGGCTTGTTTAGCATGTAATTTAGACGCTTTTTTCAAACCTTTGATAACTTTTTTAACTCTTTTAACGTGCATTTCAAGCCCCAAACATTTTTGCAAATTTTTTCGTATGAATGGATTTTTTTGTTTTTCTCCGTTTACCTTTACTATCAAAATCACTTGGGAAATTATAAGCAGAGGGATCTTTTGGTGACTTTTTCCTATTACGCTCTATTTCTTTTTTCTTTCTAGCTTTATCGGCAGCACTTAAACCAGCTAAGTATTTTGCTGGCACTTTAGGTTTTTTCTTTTTCTTGCGGCTGGCCGGAGCTTTTTTAATCTGCTGCGCCATATTACCACGATTCATCGCCATAACTACCAAGCCTTACAAGACCAATACCTTGCACTAAATTTATCTTTAGCTGTAGCACAATTATGACGTGCTCTAAATGATTTACGTCTTCCGGGTTGGTCTTTTTTTATCGTCATATTAGGATCACCAAAACGCACTAATTTTATCTGACTACCTTTTTTAGCAAGGACAGCTGATTTTTTCGGACCATTTGGTGTTCTTTTTGGTTTGTTGTAACCAGAAAAAGACTCCCCTCTGTAAGTGATTCTTCCAGAGGGGGTTCTTTTCACATCTTTAGTGGTAGCCATTAGTTATATTCCTTACGAACTTGTAAGATTATTGTATAACTATCAGCAGAGCTATGGCCTACGGTTGTAAACAAGATATCTCCTGTTTTACCTGATCCAGCATTATTTATGATGCCGCCAAAGCTAGTGTAATCGTGATACCCACTTTGGTTTTCCCCTAACTCAATAGCTATTACGTTAGAAGTAGCATCAAATAGTAACTGGACTTTCATGCCATTACACTGCCACCATATTTTTTCTATGGAAGCACCTGTGCAAGACTTGCCTACATCGTTAGCAGAAAGCGCACTTACGTCCACTTTTGCTACCGCACTTTCGCCAGAACCATCAGAGATGTTAGTAAACTTTAAAACGGCTGTTTTAACACCATCAATTAAAGTTTGTGAAGTGACTGCATCAGCCATAACATTCTCCTATTAGTAAACTGAGTATTCTAGCTCCACAGTAAATCTGCCAGCGGTGACATCGGCATTTACAGTTGTTGTAGCTCTAGCATACAGATGTACATTTGCGACAGCCGCAGTAATGTTTGGCACGAAAATATGGTAATTACCTGCGGTGTCGTTAAAGTTCACATCAATCTCAGTAATAGATTGAGTTGCACTTAACTGTTCATTAAAAGAGGTAACACCAGCACCAACGATTTCAGTGCCTGAAACAGCAGCATTAGTAGCTGTTCCGCTTGTAGAGCTCAGAGCAAGATTTCCAGCAAGAGTCTGACCAGCAGCAGTTGTAATGCCAATTAGTGCGCGGTGAATGAATATTTTACTTGGTGTAACCAAATCATCAGGCGCATCTACATTTAGAGTACCTAGTTCTACAAGACAATCACCATCTGCATAAGCAGTAGATGCTGCGTCGGTAGCAGCTAGTGATCCTGCAAAGGATTGTATTTTACGAGTACCCATAGAAATTAGCTGCCCTGTCGCATTAACAGAAAAACCAGTTTCTGTAATAGCACCAGTGGTTGAGCTCTCATTAATTACTTTAAAACCGTTTTTAGAACGGACGGAACCTGAAAAGGTTGTAGTTGCCATTTTAATCTCCTGTCATGGCTAGTGTCAACCCCCCGATGGAGTTGTCAGGAATTTGAAAACTATAAACAAAAAAAGGGCGGCTCGCAAGCCGCCCTTTTCATTATGTGCTGTATTAGGCTCCAGGAGAACCGAATACACAACGTGGGTCAGAAACACCAAAGCTATAACGCTCACGAGCTTTATAGCGGACGTTACCAGTATCAAAATCGCCTTCCATAGAAGTCCTGATAGCTGCTCGCTCAAAGTGCTTGAAGCCATTAGGTGCATCCGTTTTAATAAAGAAAGCATCTGTATCTGTGAGGAAGTTGTTTACAACATACCCCTCAGGTAGCATTCCCATATTACGGAGGGCATTGAGATCGTTGTCTGCTGTGCCTGTACGCAGTGTTGTTGCCATCAACCTTTCAGCTACAAACTGTAGGGCAGATGGGATAATCAACTTGCGACCCTGCACGGCGATTTTTAGACCACGCTCATCAATGAAGGCTGCGATGTCAATAAGTGACTGCTCCAGAGATGTTTCGTTAAGGTCAGCCGCAGTGCTGAGCTCGTTTCGGAAAGTGCCACCACCATTAGTCGGGTGGTCAGTAGCACATAGTTCTTTACCGTCGCCGATAGCGAAACCGCTATCAAACGCATTGTTAAGAACTGACGCAGCTTTCACTTGCTTTGTGTTAGACATTGAACGAGCCAATGCACGAGTATAACGAGAACTCAATCGGTCATAAAGGTTATCCTCTACAGCCTCTTCAGTAATCGCAAACGCAAGTGCGATTGTTTCGTGTGTGTAACGAGCAGTGAATGATTCGTTTGCAGTATCGAATGAAACTGCTGCACCCTCACCTTTTACAGGTGCGGATCCGAATCCTGACAACATTACCTCTTCTTCAAAAGCGCGATCTGATGTCTCGGTTTCAAAGATTTCAGTATGCTGGTTGTCGTAACGGTCGTACTCCATACCAAACAGAGCGTTTAGTCCAGGCTCTAGTTCTTTAAGGAGTTGGGATCTTGCAATAGCCATATCTAATTACTCCTTATAGACCAGTGGTTGCAGTATGGAATGGTAGATTTAGCTTCACTAGAAGTACAACTCCTGCTGAAGCGTAATCAATTCCCTCGACGTCTTTGATTCCCACAATACGGAAGTTATCCGTAGCTGTAGTTGCACCAGCAGTAGCCACAGAAATTTCTCCTGCGGAAATGCCGTTTGCAGTTTCAGAACCAAAGCCAGTGCCTTCTGCATTTGAGTGAATCAAAGCAGTTGCAGTTGCAAGATTAGTTAGACTTGCATCAGCTTGACACTCGTATACTTGATGAGGATCATCGTATACGAACACAGTTGCTTCTGTGCCTGACTTCAAAGAAGCCGTTCCAGGATATTTATTGTCGAAAGTTGGCGTACCATCAAGTGCGGTATACTCACACCCTGCCATAACACCTAGG